GTTGTAAAGTCGTGGACCCAGAGCGACCTGTTGCGCATATTAAAACTATTTTATCATCCATACTTATTTATTACTAATAAATAATTATATCAAAGTAAACTTATCCACCTTTTTCCACCTTTTGAAAAAGGTGGAGCCAAAACCCCACAATTTTTATAAGTTTTTTTCTTAGTTTTTGGCTCCACCTTTTCAAAAGGTGGATAAAGGTGGAAAAGGTGGAATTAGAACCACGGCTTTAATTCTAATTGGCGATCATTTTTGCTAGTCATTACTGGATGAGCAATCGGAACTACTAAAGTACTTACATCATTAATGTATTGCATATACCCTTGAGCTTCGCTGTATACCTGTTGAATGCAATAATCTAGCACCATATTATTTAACTGCCGAACTTGTTCAGAAATAGCATTTGGTTTATTTGCTGCATATTGTAAAAAAATACTTCTCATAATTACTTTTAAGGTATCGCAATCTTGAGGACCAATTAAATATTGACCATTGGATCTTTTATAAACTCCTGATCGAATGCTACTTTGTAAAATCTGAATATTCTGATGAGAGAAAAATGCAGAAGATAAAGCATTACTCGTCCATAATCCTTCAGTTGCATTTCTAAAAGTTGCACACTGATTAGCTGGTATTTTGTCATATAATTCAAATAAAGCTGAAGTATTAGGTGTTTTAATATCTACACGTCCATTATTTACTTTATTCATCTATATTACTTCCATAGAAAAAATTATATAAACATATTATATATTTAATGGACGAGTTTAAAAAAATGCTTATTTTAGTTTCTATTATTATATTGCTTATCGTTTTAGTGATAATAGGTACTGCTTTATCATTTGCTAAAGATGAGACTTGGCCGCCGCTTGTACCAAGTTGCCCAGATTATTGGACTATGGATGGTTCTGGAAATGATGCAAAGTGTATAGATGTTAAAGATTTAGCAATTCCTTCACAAACATGCAATGTACCAACTAGTGGTCATTATGAGAAGAATTTTAATCAAGCAATATATAGTGGGTCTGAAGGTACATGTAATAAATATAAATGGGCTAAAAGTTGTGGTGTTTCATGGGATGGAATTACTTATGGTGTAAATAACCCTTGTGCTTAATAAATATTTTTAGGATATTTTATTCTTTTATCCTTTTATTCTTTTATCTTTTTACTATATCGTATAATGATAAAAATTTGTATTACAAGATTGAATGAGTTACCAGAAGAAATCCTCTATATAATCAAGGAGTACATACCAAAAAATGTATTAGCAGTAACAAATAGAGAGAACTATATGTTATATCATAAATATATGAAACATACTATTTTTAATTTTGATAACTATATTCGCAGCAGTATAAGACGAGATCATTCTTTTGTTTTCGAAAGAATTTTAAGAGAGAATTTTTATAGATGGTTCAAAACAACTAATTATGTATATAAAAATATGATTTTTAAAAATTATGCATATTTTATAATGCATTATTGCATTGAAAATGACTCAAACAATTGCAGAAATGTTATTCATGATTTTTTTAAAGAACATGGATTGGATAAAAATCTACATAAAAAGAATATTGTAAAGTATATAAGATGGAAGAATTAAATATAAACCAAATTTTAAATAGAGAAGACAAAGCTTCTTCAATAAAAAATATTCTTCGTGATTTCGAAGTAAATAAAAATAATTTACTTTTTAAAAAAGGAATTTATGTTTATGGAGATCCTGGATCTGGAAAAACAACATTTGTTACTAATATTTTAAAAGAACTTGATTATGATATTATTAAATACGACGCTGGAGACATTAGAAATACTGCAATCATAGAAGACATTACCAAGCATAATATGTCCGATAAAAATATAATGAGTTTATTCAATAAAAAAGTTAAGAAAATCGCTATTATTATGGATGAAATTGATGGCATGAATAATGGTGATAAAGGTGGAATTAATACGTTAATTAAATTGATTCGTCCAAAAAAAACAAAAAAACAAAAATTAGAAGAAGTAACTATAAACCCAATTGTATGTATTGGTAACTATAAAGTGGATAAAAAAATTAAAGAATTAATGAAAGTTTGCAATACAATTGAAATAACAACACCCAATAATGTAGAAATTAACTCTATTGTATCATCGTTATTACCAAAAATAGATACAGAGCTTAAAAATAGAATTATTACATTTGTTCAAGGCGACTTAAGAAAACTAAATAGCATGTATATGATTTATAAAAGAAAACCAGAATTATTTACTATGGAAACTCTGGAAAATATTATGCAAATAAAATCCTATAATGATGACACAAAAAAGATAACAAACAGATTAATCAATGACTACTATCCTTTTAGTCAACACAATGTTATTATGAATGAAACTGATAGGACAAGTATAGGTCTTTTATGGCATGAAAATATTATTGATGCTATTGAAAAAACAGAAAAGAAAAAATCAATACCATTTTATATTCAACAACTTGAAAATATTTGTTTTGCTGATTATATTGATAGAATTACATTTCAGAAACAAATATGGCAATTTAATGAAATGAGTTCTCTAATTAAAACATTTAAAAATAATAAAATGTATCATGAACAATTACATCCATCTAAACAAAAATATAACTCTCGTGAAGTTAGGTTTACAAAAGTATTGACCAAATATTCAACAGAATACAATAATGTATTATTTATACAAAAACTTTGTCAAAAACTTGGAATGGACAAAAAAGACTTGTTTGGGTTTTTCATAGAAATAAAAAATAATAACGACGATAGTACACTTGTTCATTTATTGGAAAATTATGAAATCAGTAAATTAGATATTAATCGAATTTATCGATATATTGAAAAATACATAAAAGAAAATGCTACTGGAACTACTGATAAAGATATAGAAGATGAAGAAGAAGAAATTTTAACTGAAGAATTTTAGTATTTGATAAATAAACAATTTGTTTATCAAATTTTTACGCCATTATTTTTATACTATGGCATATTTATTTTTATTTATTTTATATTTATTTATTTCTTCACTGCTAATGAGCGATTCCTACTCTTAATTGTCCACTGATTAATAACACTTTGAGGAATATCACAATGCAAATGTCTCATGCAATGGTCTGGAGAAGTATAAAATAATGTATTTGATTCATTCTTTGACTTCAATTCTCCTGAAGATATCTTTATCTTAAAAAACAAGTCCTCATCCCTAGAACCAACTAGTTCTTTGTAATATTCACCCGTCTCTGCATCTCGAATATTACTACCAATCCATCCTGTAGTATAAATATCAATCTTGGTTCTCTTCAAAGAACCATCTGAACGCTGAACAAAACCCCAAATCTTTGAATATCCTCTATCTAAACTCTTTGCATCATTTAAGATGTTGCCATTATTAGTAGAGCTTTCTTCAAATAGATCATTCGGTACACCATCATAGAACTCCATTTCGTTATGAGATACTATAATAATAGTATTTGGCTTTAAGTATATTTAATAATATTTTTAAGAAGTCATTTTTATGGTGACCTGTTTTTCTTGAATCCTTTCCTGTATTAATTTTTTAATTTTTTCTTCTAAATATTTCACTTTATCATGTAGTTGCCCATTTTCCATGCTTAATTGTTGGATAATAAGAGTTTGCTCGTTTAATTTATTTTGCACTACTTGTGGTGTTTGTTGATGTATCATTGCATTTTGCCTTGCCATTTCTTCTTTTATCATTTGTTCTTTTCTCTCTTTTAATACTTTCAACTCTTTTGTTACATCAGGTTTATGTTGCAAACTACCTGGTTCATATGCATGTAGCAAACTATCAATGTCTTCCATAAAAAACTTTAAAATTTCTGGTTGTTTTACAATATCTGCAGGTGTTTTTGTTGTTTCATGAATATATGGATTAGCCCCTTGATTCAAGAGTTCTTTTTTATCAAAAGAATTATGATCGTGTGAAAAAACCAAAATAGATTTGTCCGAATCTAGCTGCACAAAAGGTATGGTATAATTTTTCAAGAAAAATTTCTCTTCTGCAACGGCTGCTTCTTCATTAAATTTAGTCTGTTCTAATAATTTTCTCCTGAATGCAAATGTGGCAGCAGTAGAATGATTCGGACCATAGGGACCAAACTGATACATCTTGTTGATATGTTTAAAATATATGTACATAGCACTAGAACCAGCACATAAGGCCTTCGGGTTGGCTTTTAGTTTGTTTACAGCATGACTAATTCTATTTGGTGGATAATAATCGTCGTCATCCATATAAATAATAATCTCTCCTGTAGCTTTTTCATTAGATATATTTCGTTTCTTTCCTAATGTTAGTTTTTCATCATATTTGAAATACTTCACTTGAGGAATATGTGCAACCATTTCTTCTATTTTATCTGTGCCGTCATCTATTATAATCCATTCAATCTTTTCTTTTGGATAATCTTGGTATTCAAAACATTGAATCATCATTGGTATAAAGGGGCGACGATTAAATGTCGGGGTACATACACTTACATATGGAAATTTTGATAGTTTTTTATTATTTTTTACCATTAATATAAATATTACAATTTATTTAAGTAATATTTATTGCATTAAAAATTTTCCATATTTCTTATTGAATTTGTATAATTCTTTCATCAAATTTGAAGAGTTTATATTTATTTTTTTACCTCCGCCTGTAGTTACAGGTTGAGTTGGAGATGGAGTTTGCATTTGAGGTGGAGATTGAATTGGAGATGGAGTTAAAGGTGGAGATGGAGTTTGAATTGGAGATGGAGTTTGAATTGTAGATACAGCTCCTCCAGATGTAGGTATAATATTATAACCTTTTTCTATACCTTTTTCTGTTGTTCCACAATTTTTCTTTGCAATATCAGTACTAATTGTTACGGGAACTCTTATGTCATTACTTAGCTTCACAGGAACAAACATTTCAATAATTTTGAAATAATAAATAGCAAGTATTGTTAAAACAGCAAAAATAGCAGAAGTCGTACCTAAATATGTATATGCATTTGAAACAACTGCAAGACAAAATAGAGACATAATTATCAACTTGTTATACTGGAAAAAATAAGGAAACAAATTTGTAAAAGAAGAAGGGTTATCATTTAACTTTATTTTATATGTTAAAAATAAAAGAATACATAAAACATTAATAGTAGCACAAAACAAAAAGATTCCTTGTGATGCAAATAATGTTAAAAAACCTAATGCTACGAAAACAATTTGCATCACTCTAACTACATATGTAAACCATCGAGACTTTTTTGGTTCATCTTCTTTAACAGGTGACCACCTAACATATTGCCAATCTGGTGTATCTGCGTATGTAACTTTTCCATCATCTCCTGTTGTAAAAGCTATATTTTCTTTCAAAAACCAAGACAAATTACTAAACCAATACCAAGCAAAGTAAAATGAAGTAATTGATGAAATACCTATAAATATTCCAATACCTAAAATTGGTCCAAGTATAACTAATACAGGATCTGGTAAACTATTTAAAAAAGGATATATTGTATTATACCACCCAAAGTTTGTTGCAATTATCGGTTCTATAACAGCAACAAAAAATTGACCAATATAAGAAGATTCTTTACTCGTTTTATATTCTCTCAATGATTTAATAAAAGGATCTAAAAATCTATTACTTGGATCTGGAAATTTTAATGTCACTGCTTTTCTATCTTTACTAAACATTGAATTTGGAAAAATGTATGTATTTATAATATCAATAGTAGTAACCTTATCAGTATAAGGGTAACAACTTATATCTGCAGGTAAAATATTTGCTTGAGTTATTTTACAAATATACATTACTAATAATCCTAGTATACACCATATTAAAACATTACCTACAGATCTAATTGTAGCAGTAATAAAATTTTGTAAACTTTTAAAATATTCTTCACGCTTACTTTCTGGCTCTTTTTGCGCTTTATCAAGTTCTGTAGTTAAATTACTAGTATCTGTCATTACTTATATTTAAATGATATAAAATATTTGAATTTTTATTGAATATACATTTTTATATTTACTTATAATATATGAATCTTAATAAAAAAAACAATATTTTATTAATATTTTTTTGTATTGGATTAATATTCATCATATTTCAATGGATACATTATTTAACAATGAATAAATACATTGTAGAATGTTTTACATCTGGAATTGTCGAAAGTTCTAGTACTAGTCACTCTGTTGATTTACCATTAACTACTAAATATAGTTGTAAAAATTTCTGCGGTCCAAATGCACGATGTTCCATCACTGGACAACAATGCATGGCTGATATAGATTGTCCTGGATGTCAACCATATTCATCATCTATTGGTGAAAAAACTGCTGATGTTCCAGGAGACAATGATGCTGGTAAGTTGACATGGGGTGTTACACCACAATATTCTCCTTTAACAAGTGGTTTTGGTACTAAAGAACGTATTATTACAAAAGACATGTATTCTAAGCCATCAATGCCTAATTTTGGAGTAAATACATGGTTTTCTGGTTTTGAACAAGAATATGATGTGTTTGACAAAAGATATAAACCACCTTCTAACCTTAAAAATATGCCTAGTTATTCTGAACGATATAGTTTAACAGGACAATTTATTGAAGATGGACCATTTCCATCTAATTCTTATTTGTTATAATTATATGTTTTCAAAAATTTATAATTATATTGTATTCTTATCAATGAATACTTCTTTAGCAATTTTCTTTATTATTTTCTCTTCTTTTTCGCCACATATTGCGTTATCACCAGGTCCACCCATTGCCTCTATTACGATTTTATTAAACTGATCAGACACTTTTGATGTACTTTTTCTCCATTCTGGATATACTTCTTGAAATTTAGAAATCAAATTTATATTTTTATTTGCCACTTTCTTTACCATTTTATGCATTTTAGTTTTTTGCTCATCTTCTTTTTCCCATTTATCTTGATCTTTAATGTACATTGTTTCCCTCTTTTTATCTGTACAATGAACGGGTCGTAATGTTACGTCTAATGCATTCAGATTTTTTACAATAATATTAGATATACCTTCAATGTATCCCAATTCTCCAACATTTTCCAAATCAGAAAGCTGTAATTGGAGAGAATCTATAAATGTTGTCATGTTCATAGCATTTTTGCATGTTTCATTTAAAAAGAACTGCAAATTAAAAGATTTATTATGAGAATTATTATTTGTAGTTATGTTATAATTACCGCTATTTTTTGCTAACTCTAACATTTGTTTATTTTGATCTAAAAGTAAGAGTTTAAACTCAGAATTTTCCTTCATTAAATATTTTACCAACTCTTCTGCATCATTTTTTGTATTATTATGTTCTTTTTCATAATTACAAATTTTTTTGTGCCTGTAATATCCGCTATCATATTTATACATTTTTCCACAACTACACTGATAAATATTTGCAACTTTCGGCAAGTTTTCACTACCATTTTCTATCTTTTTACTATCATTTTCATTATTTTTGTGCTTATCGGTTGAAGTATGTTTTATAAAACTGCTTTTACGTGACGTAGAATAGTCACAATCTATGCATTCATAAAACTTTGCAACTTTTTTCAACTTTTCAACTACCATAAACTATCCTTAATATTATAAAAGATTATTTTTTTAAATACTAATAAAAAAAATTATCATAACAAAACAAAAATTATTTTTTTGGGTCTGAGACCATAAAGTTAAAATATGGTCACAAGGGTCCGACTTTTGGGCAAAGTATTTTGGCTTTTTGATTTTTGGACATTTTTTTTGTCCATTTTTGAAAATCCCAAAATACTTTGCTCAAAAAAAAATGAAAAGTAGTACTACATGTGTAAAGAACTTTTTTGGGCATTTTTGAAGGATTTCTTTTACATTATGTAAGTAAAACAATCCTCTTTAAGTAGGAATTTATATTATATAAAGTGCATGTAACAAAAATACTAACTAATATAATAAAAAATAAACTAATATAATAAAAAAATAAACAAATATAATAAAAAAATAAAGTAAAATAATATTTTATTAAGTTATAAAAAATATTATTAAAATAAATTATATGGCATACAAAAGTCCTGCATTACCGCCTAGGAAAATTACACAATTTATTCGCTCTTCTATCAAAAACATATTAAAATTGTAATCATAAATGCGCCATGTTGGCTTATTGATGCCGACAATATCGCCCGTTACTGGATCACAAATTGTTAGCACTTGCGCATAAGGATCAACAGGAGGACTAATAGTTGTGAACTCAAACTGAACATTAGTAAATCGGCTCATATTCATGGCACCACTAGGTTGCAACTGAAATGGATCAGTATTTAAACAGAAGTTATAACAATATAAACCAGACGGCGCGTTTCCAGCAGTTCGTATATATTTTTCTACGAAGTTATATACACCTTCATCCAAAATATTCTCTCGATACTGCCCGTCTAATAATATACCTAACGCTACTAAAATATATTGAATATTTTGCGGATTATAAACTCCAGTAACTGCCAGACCACTAAGAGTACCATCAGGCTGTAATCCTGGTCCGATAAATGGATATGATGTATTACTCGGATTAGGTACATCTCCCGCAGTAGGAGCTGGCACAACATCTTGCGGCATATAGTTGTATGGCCAATTCGTGTAGTTAGACCATTGGTTACGTAAGTTTGCATCACTTCGTTGGAAATAAAACATCCAACTAATAACCATACCGAGAGAATCCAAGTCGATTTTATTTTGACCAGTAACATTGTAAAAAGGTGTCTCGTAAATTTGTTTAATCAAATATTTTTGCTCATTCTTAGCAAAGACTTCTGATTCATCATTTGAAAGAAAGCAATAAGTACAATTTAAACTTATATTTGCGTTCCATGAAACACGATCATCTACGTAAGAATTCACACCTAAAACTTGGTCTGGTGGAGTTTGTAAAAAGCGATATAACTGCATATAAAATTGATTAAAATTTGGCGCAACTACAGGAAAATTATTGACAGGATCCATGACATCACGAATCGTAAACCATTCATTTATAGGCCTAAAAGAGACACTAATTTGCAACTCGTTATATTGCAACGAGACCAAAGGAAACGCTTGATATGTAGACAATGTAAACCATGAACCTAAAGGAATGTATAAAGTGCGACCATTAATAGACGGCTGAGCACCAGCTGGACTAGTTGTATAATAAGCATTCGGATAAGCATTAACTCGAGCACCTGAGTTTCCTGGATCATTTAGTTCTGGTACATTACCAATCATTTTGTTAAATAAATCTAACTTTTGAGTACTAAAATCTCTCTGTGCTGATGCTAATATGTACTGACCTGAATATTGCTGTAGTTGTTGGTTGCCACAATTGATTGTAATTCGGCTAATAATCTGAGCGCCAATATTGTCAATCCATTTAAATTCATAAGGTGCCCAATCTGTAGTAGTTACAGAGCCATCAGGATTTGTTATTTCTTGAGGAGGCATTATAGGACTCCAAATAGTTGGCAATGTAATGCAAATATATGAGTCCATAAGAAGATCTGCATATCGGGGTATTTTAAAGTTAAAAGTAGATTCTGTAGTCAAATTTAATGTAGGAGTTCCTTCATAAAAAACTGAAAAATTTTGTTTTCCAAAATTCGTATATTTTTTATAAGTTGTCTTCCAAAAAGTCTTGCTAGGGTTGCCATTGAGAATAATATTTTGCTGTCCTATAGCAACTAAATTCATAAGACCACCTGCCATATTAAGTATATAATATAGAAATTTTTTAATTCTTTATTTCATCATAATATAATTTAATTGATTCTTTATTTTCAAAAAATATAGGTTATAAATGAGTTATACATAAACAACCCTTAATGTTGTAAATAAAATAAATAAAAGAACATACTATAAAAAAGGTATAACAGGTTGAATATTTTAGTTTGTAAACATATTATTTAGAACACACTATAGGAATATATTATGTTATTTACCTATTTTAAAATAATATAATATATTAGATTATGTCTTCAACTCCAACAATAGTTACTTCTACTTCTAATACTATAGAGAAAACAATAGATTATTTATCAAATGCAGTAAAAAATTTAGACGAAGAATTTCAAACATATTTGATTATGGTAATTATAAGTTTAATCGTTTTAGCTTATTTGTTATATTTATACTACCTAAGTATTTTACAGAAAAAAGAGTGCAACTATATGAATAGTTTGTATCCATCTATGAATGGTTATATAATTCCTATATCTGATAAATCAGAAGATTTTTCTCATAAACTTTTTGATTATTACATAAAAACCGCATATAATGCATGCTCTGGCGGTAGTTACAAAAATTCATATGTAGATGTATGTAATTTAAAAGCAGTTATAAAACAAGGTGTTCGGTGTTTAGATTTTGAAGTATATTCAATGGATAATGAGCCAGTTGTGGCTACTAGTACAGAAGATAGTTATTATGTAAAAGAAACATTCAACTTCGTTCCATTTGGTGGTTCAACAGATAGTGTGATGGAAGTTATAAACAACTACGCATTTGCTAGTGGTACATGTCCTAACTATACAGACCCACTCATTATACATTTAAGAATTAAAAGTTCAAATATAGCCATGTATGATAAACTAGCTACTATATTTAGTAGCTATGATAAAATGTTAGGTCCTACATTTAGTTATGAAACTACAGGAAAAAATCTGGGACTTGTTCCATTATTAGAACTAAAAAATAAAATTATTTTAATTGTTGATCGAACAAATGCAACATATTTAGAAAGCACTAAACTTTTAGAATATATAAACTTAACTAGTAATTCGGTATATATGAGAAAGTATTACTATTATGACATATTACATAACCCAGATATTACTGAACTTACTGATTATAATAAGTCAAATATGAGCATTGTTTTACCAGATAAAGGAGTCAATCCACCTAATCCAAGTGGACCTTTATGTAGAATATATGGATGTCAAATGGTTGCAATGCGTTATCAATATGTAGATGATTTTTTGATGGAAAATACTTCTTTTTTTGACAACGCTGCTACAGCATTTGCATTAAAACCACGCGAAGTAAGATACGCACCTATTACAATACCAGATCCAATACCTCAGAATCCTGATTATAATTATGCGACACGAGAGGTCGAAACTGAATATTACACTTATAAAATCTAAATGAGCCATTCTAATAAATTAGCATCTGGATACAAATATTTATCTATAATTTTTGTAACTAGTAAATTATATAAGATTTTAACTCTGTATTGTTTATATTTTTTATGTTCATCTATAAAATTAATTAACTTTATAGATGGACTCCAGTTATTTCCACATGAAATAGTATTGCAACATAAACATGGTATTCCATAAAATAAATTCAGTTCATTCTTAGTTTTTTCTGACTGAATATACAACTTTTTTTTGTAGTCCTTGTAGTTTACATAAATTTGTGAAGGTGGTTTAAATGGATAATCATTTGATACTATAAAAGAATATATAGTACTTTCATTATTAAGAATAATTGTAATTTGAATACTAGAGTTTTTTATGCTAATATTTTCATCATTTTGCATGGTTTCAACGTTAACATAAGCACCTGTTTTATGTAATGTAATTAATTCATTTGCAATCCTTTTCTTGAGTCCATTTGATGGCATGTATTCCAATTCGCGTAAAACACGTAGACTCAGTTCAGTAGTTAAATTTGACATAGTTACTTTTAATATTGTAACTTATTTGTTATTTATTAAAATAAATTCAATTTTTTATATATAAACAATATATAAGAATTCTTATGAAAAATAAAAATATATGCAAAGATTTAACATTCGAAGATTGTGAATTGGCTATTTTACGCATGGCCGTAGATAAAGCAGAAGAAAAAATAGGTAAACGAATCATTAACTCTGAAGATATAAGGAAAATTATTAAAATTGTCGAAGACTTCATACAAAAGAAAAACTTGATTTGTTATGGTGGTACTGCAATCAATAATATACTACCATCTGATGACCAATTCTATAATAAAGAAGCAGAAATACCTGATTATGATTTTTTCACAACAAACGCGCTTGAAGATGCAATAGAGTTGGCAGATATTTATAATAAAAATGGTTTTACTGATGTTGAAGCCAAATCTGGTGTTCATCATGGTACATATAAAGTATATGTCAACTATATTCCTGTAGCGGATATTACTGATCTAGCAAAGCCTATTTTTAAATCCATAAAAAAAGACGCTATAAGAGTAAATGGTATATTATATGCACCTCCCAATTTTTTGCGAATGTCTATGTTTTTAGAATTATCCAGACCTGCTGGAGACATTAGTCGATGGGAAAAGGTATTAAAACGTCTTTCTTTATTAAATAAAAACTATCCTTTGACTTACATTAATTGTAATAAAGTAGATTTTCAGAGAGAAATGGAAAACAAAGATAAAGAATATGAAATTTACGAAAATGTAAGGAGTACGTTTATAAATCAGGGTGTTGTTTTTTTCGGAGGATATGCGGTTTCTTTGTATTCGCAATATATGCCAAAGAATCAGCGTCAACACTTGGAAAAAGTTGCTGATTTTGATGTATTGTCCAATGATCCAGAAACAACTGCGCAAATCGTAAAAGAAAGACTAAAAGACATTGACATAAACAATGTAAAAATTATTAAAAGAGATCCTATTGGAGAGATTATACCACTTCATTATGAAATAAAAATAGGAAATGACACTATTGCATTTATTTATAAACCAATTGCATGTCATAGTTATAACGTATTAAATGTTAAAGGACAAAAAGTGAAAGTTGCCACAATAGATACTATGTTGAGTTTTTACTTGGCTTTTTTATATGCAGATAAACCATATTACAATGAATTTTTAGAGCGTATTCTTTGTATATCGAAGTTCTTATTTGATGTTCAACAAAAAAATAGACTACAACAAAAAGGACTATTGAGACGATTTAGTATAACATGTTATGGTCATCAAGAGACATTAGAAGAAAGTAGAGCACATAAGGCAGAAAAATACAATGAACTAAAAAAAAAAGGTGACAAAAAAGAATTTGAAAAATGGTTTTTAAATTATAAACCAGGTGATTTAAAAAGTAAAAAATCACATAGTAAAGAAAAAGTAGAAAAAACAAAAACACAAAAAACAAAAACACAAAAAACTAAAACACAAAAAACAAAAACACAAAAAACTAAAACACAAAAAAAACAAAAAACCCAAAAAAAAACTAAAAAAAATAATTATTTAAGTATTTATGGTTAAAAATCAGACCTTCTATTATAGTTTCCTTCTTCCATATAATTACCTCTTTCTTGATAATTACCTCTTTCTTGATAATTACCTCCTTCATATTCTACTTGTTCTTGAAATCGTACTTGCTTATTTTTATTTCTATAATAATTAAACATAAAAATACCTACTAGTATAACAATAATACCTAATCCAACATATATAAAAGATGAATTATCATCAGTAAAAAATTTATTACTTAAATCATCTACAATCTCAGTAATAGGTTCTGATATTTGTTCAGGAATAGTAGGTATAGTAGGTATAGTAGGAATAATTTGTTCAGCAATAGTAGGAATAGTAGGTATAATTTGTTCAGTAATATTTGGTACAATATCATTTTCTACAGCAAAATTACTTAAAGAAAATGCTAAATCAGAGATATCAACAGAATCCATATAAATAAAAGAAATATTAATAGTCTTTTATTTAAACTCATTGCTTTTATAAACAATATTTTTGCAGCAAAATAATTAAAATATCATATGCTATTTTTGATATAATTTGATAACCTGTATTTTTCATGTAGTATTTTTTTATATAACATACATAATAAGATACATAATAAGATACAAAACATATTATTTTTTCAAGAAGTATTCTAATATTCAGTCTAAATATATTAAAATATGACCATTCATTTACAAAACTACACATAGAAGTGTCCGTTTTTTTAATTAAAAAAGTATTTAAATCCAACATACCATAAAGAATTCGGTGGAAATTTGTTTTTTCATTTTTTATACTCAAAATATTTTGGATTTTATCTACTCCAAAAAGATCCATAAAAAGTATTTTTCGGTTTTGTTTTTCTTTAAATAAATACGCATTAAAGCCATCTAAATATTTATTTTTATATATAATATTTCCATCTATTAAATAAGGAAAAAAACTTGATTTAATAATAGTATTTATAATTTCATGTTCACACTTATATACAGATTTTACTTTTTGTAATCCATTTTGAACATTGTTATATTTTATATATAATTTTTTATTTACAATGCTGCACACATTTTTTGGAATTTTACCATTTAAATATTTTTTCAAGTTTTTATAAATTTTAAAATTATATTTTTTTTTGAAATGATCAACAATTTCATCATAAAAAATATAAATTAAATCCAAACAATCTATAAAATATAAAAATCCAGCAAGTGAACCAATACTACAACCAGAAATCCTTTTTACTTTTACGTAATTACGTTTTTCCATTTCTTTTAATAAAAGAAGCGCACCAACTAGATAACTACCATTAAAAACTCCCCCATCTAATACTAAATCTAACTCTAATGGACAATTCGTATTTTTTAACTCTATTGGTAAATTATCAATAAGAGTATTTATTATTTTACTAAAATTATCTTCATTCATAGAAATTACTTATTTTTACTGGTATAATTATTTATTAAATAAAACGTAAAGTGGGTTACATTTTTTACATTTTACATTTTAACACTTCTATACTTTTTTATTCTTTAATAAACGTTCTATAAATGCGTTTTCAGTATTATGCGTTACATAAATATTAATTAACTCTGCAGGAGAATAAAAATTTTCTTTCACATTCGATAGACACTTAGGATCTATTTTTTTTCCAAATAAATGCAAATACATTTCAGAAATAGTATTATGACTTGCATTACACAATTCATGCGTAATATCAATTCTACCTGGTCTTGTTAAAGCAGTATCTAATTTGTCATAATGATTCGAAGTTATAATTAAAATTCTACCAGGCGTGTCTCGAATACCATCCCATAAATTCAAAATATCATCTAATGTAATTGGTTCTTCTTCAACACACAAAGAAGGTATACTAGTTGAGTTCAATTCACAAATACTTTGAAGTACATTAGATACATTCACTTTTTCGGAATCAACATTTAAATTGGATTTGTTAGATTTGTTAAATTTGTTAGATTTGTTAGACTTATTAGATGTATTTTTACTACGTTCTAATACAATATTACCAATGCAATCTATGTCTTCAAAGACAATTATTTTCTTATCAAAAGAAACATCATAAGGTTCATTATTTTCATTATACCTATTTTCAAAAAAGAATTGTTCCAATTGAGTTTTTGTTTTAATCATTTTTAATGAAATAACAACAAGATGTCGATTAGTATGATTCGCAAGTGCTTTTATAAATGAAGTTTTACCTGTACCTGGTGGTCCATGTAATCCTATTCCAAGAGAATAAGGTATTCCTTTTTCATAATACCAGCTGCGATTCTCTAAAAAGAAATCTATTTTTTTAATAATTTCTTTTTTCCCATCGAAGAATATATTTTTAAATGTACGTGGACTTTCAAAAATATGTTCACTCCAACAATCTAATTTACACTCTTCGCTAGTTACTTTTATTTTTTCTAAAAAATATATAAAACGTTTATTTGATCGATTTTCTCTAATAGATGACAAATATTTTTCAGTAATATTATCTATATAATTTTTTAAATAACTTAAAGAATATAAGTAGGAGTACACATATATAATTATTTTATCCGTTTTACTTTTCGTCTTTTCTTTATCATCGCTATCATCTTCATATTGTGTTTCAGTTTTAACGAAAATATTGTTATCGATTGTAAAATGTCTATTTTGACTAACCATAAAAATATCCATATTTTTTCTTTTATTTGCCCCTTGTTCAGAATTTTGAAAGTTACTATGTGTTTCTTTTATCATATAAATAGTTTTATTTTTATCGATATTCGATATAATATAATTCCAAATAGCCTTGAAACGATCACTATAAGTGGATGAAATATTTGTTGAAGCACAATATTTAGAAGTTATACAACTTCTCCTTCCTTCAATAATAATCATGTTTTTTTTAAAAAACCAACTTTTAATGTCATCAAATACAAGGTTAGAAAATCTTTTATTTATACTATTATCGTAAATATAATTTACAAAATAACTAAATATGCTAATCATAATTGTAGATATTATTGCGTCATATATTGGATTTCCTGTTTTTACATTTCTAAACATGATCATTTTTGTAATATCATTATAATTGTTATAAAATATATTTGAAAAAGACATATATAGACATTGTATATGAGTCTTTAAATTTTTTAATTATAACATTATCGCGACACAAATATGAAACTATATATAAAATATAAAAATATAGTAAATATATAATAAATGAAAAATATAAAATTTCCAATTAGATATTTACCCAAAAATTTAACAAAAAAAGATAAAAAAACACAATTTAAAATGCTAATGAAATCAAAAAATATGTATAAAAAACATAAATATTATACACGTAAAAATGTATCATCATATAAAAATAAAAAATCGAACCACTTATTAAATGCTCGTAAAATATATAATATACAAAATATTACACCCAATAACGAATTAGCAAAAAAAACTGGGTGTAAACTATCAGCATTAAATCATATTGTAAAAAAGGGTGAAGGTGCGTATTATTCATCTGGATCAAGACCAAACCAAACACCACAATCTTGGGGATTAGCTCGTTTAGCAAGTTCAATAACTTCTGGAAAATCGGCAGCGGTTGACTATGATATAATTAAAGAAGGTTGTGATCATAAAAAAAAAGCATTTATTTTAGCAAATAAATCAAGAAAAAAATATAAATATGGACATTCAAAAACAAAAAAAACAATATTTAAAATGTAAAATGTAAAATGTAAAATGTAAAATGTAAAAATACAAAATTAATAAAAAATAATCAAACGAGAAGCAAATTGGATTATTAGAAAGTATTGAAATATTGCGTTGTTTTATTTAAAACATAAAAAATAGCACCAAAAAGAGTACTAGTAAATAAAAACCCATTAATATTTAAATTTCCATCAACTGAAAATAAAATAGGAAAATATGTAAATAAAAATTTTCTGAAAAATGGCAATTGGAATAAGAAGTAAAGGACGGCGAGTAACAAAGGTGTTTGTATTTCATTATACGTATCGTCTACTGAGTTATAATTTTGATTATTTCTGTTATATGTATTTACCATATCAGGTGTTTGTTCATAATTTTGAATGTAATCTACATTATTTTGTGGAGGAGCAGGAATATAATTCGGTCTAACCTGAGGATCATTACTATGTCCAGTTGTATTCATAGGAATATCTCTAGATGGTAATTGGGTTGCGCCATTTACACTTGCTTGTTGAAGGCTGTTTACAATCTGATTAATAGTACTTTGGTCTAAAGAAACACCAGATGGTGTATTTACATTTTCAGTTGCAGATAAAGAAATTCCATTGCTAATATTTCCTCCACCAACAGGATCAGTAGGTAAATCTAAAATATTTGTTGACTCGCTCATAATTATTATAAAGAATGATTATAATAATTAACTATATTACGCAAACAAAACTAATCAAAATCTATAATTTTTGAATTTGTATTGCATTTAGTTGCTACAGGTGTATACTTTACACATTTACCATGATTCATGTATATTTTGTCTTTAAAGTCATCTAAAGATGGGGCATGAAAAATCAAACAATCTTTATCCTTACAAATATGTCTAAATAGGGATGCAAGTCCGAATCCCAATAAAACTGACATTATAATTTTTCCTGTTTCTGTATGAACAAATTTGCCAAAATGAAATGCCATTATATTATATTATGATAAGTTTCTTTTACAAAGAATTAAAGTATAATTAAAGCAAATTTATGTTTGAAGAGGAATAGTAGATATTAAACTTTTATCAGTAGGACATTTTACAACTACCTCTTCAAAGTAAAAACAATTCTCAGCTTTGTCTTTAAATAAAATTTTGTCTACATTTTCTGGACTAGGATAAACATATATTTTTTTCATTTCTGGTCCTAAAACATAAACAAAAAATAGTCCAATTGCAAAACTAACTAAAAAAACTGGAATAGAAATATAATTAAATAACATGTTATATATATTTTATATATTTTATTCTAAAAATACCCTTGATTAAACTGCACCATTTTTGCAACAAGATCATTCATAGCATTTGCCAACATAGTATAGTCTCGTTCTCCGTTAACTTCTTTATAAAATGTTAAATATGTTTTTTTCAGATTTTCTGGTAATGATTCGTATGCTTGATTATATACATTTATACCAAAATTTACTTTGCCATCAGGACCAATGTCTGGAGGTAACATGAGATTCTTTGGACTAATAAATATACAAGCTTGCCCAGAAGCTCTAGCTGCAACACAACTCGACATGAACTCTTGCATCCATTCGCGATCGGTAATAAGACCTGTTCTTAACTTACTAGGCAAGTTCGACCACAAACGATCATACTCTGGTACATTCCATTTAACACCATCTAATCCATCTCCGTATATGGGTTCAATATTTTGTTCGATAAATTGTTCTTCACTAGATGATACAATACGTAGACCCTTCTTTTTAGGAGGACCACCAAAACTGACATCATATTGAATGACTTTATCATTCGAACTAGTAAAAGACATATTAGCAATACTATATTTATTTTGTATTAAATTACATGTGTTTGTATAGTCATTATGCCATACTAAAGTCTCATTGAATTTTAAGTCGCGGATTTTTTTGAATAAAGGCATCAATAAATCTATATAAATATTAACAGCATCGTTTGCATATTGAACATTGTCAGTGTCATTCATTTGAGTAATACAATCCTTTATTTTTTGAATTTCTATATAAGAATTTGTAATTGCCTCATCTAATTCCATTTTCTTTTCATTATTGTCTACGATTTTATGGTAACTTTCCAAATATTGTTCATACAAAGAAGTATAATTACTAATGTATTCTTTTATACTTTCGAAACGTTCCAGAGCATCTTCGGTGTTTAAATATCCAAACAATAATTTGTTTTTATGATCAATTATTTGATTTTTATATTCTTTTATATCTTTTTCCATAGTTTTTAAAAGCTCAGGCATCAGCTCAATTTTAGCCAAGTGAATCGTAATATTTAGATTACATGGATCGGCTACAATACCACAAAATGCTCTCATCTCTCTATATGATTCTTCTGAATCAGTTTCTGGAATAAAATAAGTAGAAAATATAGTTCCACCTGGTCTTTTACAATGTATGCATTTTGGCTTAAGTTTCATAAATTCACTTCGTTTCTCTCTATTACTCAAATGAACATTATTTATTATTTTTTGTTTGTTTGTTTGAATATTCATGTCATATTTATTCTTAAGTTTAAAATATTCATTTAATGCTTCTTTTACATCAGGCAAAGTATCCATTTATATTATGAGTAAATAAATTATTTGTAACCTTTCTCATTATATTCTTTTTGAATGTAAAATATCATATTCGTTTTCCCAATTTGGTAAACTAGTAATTAACTCTTGATGAGCAATACGTTTAGCTTGTTGAAAGTTTTTAATTTTAGATAATACATATTGTTGTTTTTCTTTGTTTTTTCTTTCTATTTCAACAGGAGTTAGTTTTCCTTTGTATTTATATAACAAAACCAATCCTAAAATCAATAGAAAAGCAATTAAAAGCCCTATATTAAATACCATGTTGTTAAACTGATCTCGAGCAATATGACACTGCTTAAGTGTTTGATACAAAAAATATTTAACGCCTGGTTCGGTAAGTTCTGGTTTAGACGTATTGAAATCCATAATAATTATAGTTAAAAATATAAATTAATTTATACATATTATCTATATGAATGAAACTTATACAAATTCTTTTATAAATATTGTAATATTTATACTGACTACATACGCATATTTCATTTTATTGAAACCAACAATAAAATATAACGATTTAACCGATCAAAGTAAACTTGGTATTTACTATGCAAATAGCTATACTTTTTTAGCAATTTATTTAATAGTTGTTATAATTATTCAATGTTTAATCAATGTAAATATAATTAATAATAAATGTGGTGGAAGTGTATCAGAAAATATAGGATATGCAAGTTTAATAACAATTTTTCCATGGATATTAATTTTTGGTGTAACATTGGTAGTACTAACTATATATCCTAGCTTTAAAAGTGCATTTTCGGATGTAATTGGTTATTATTACGTATCTAATTCTGCAAATAAAATAATAACTGAAATATTAGAAAACAAATCAGTTGAAGATACGATAAACCCAGTTGTGTCTCCTGAGGACCGCACAAAAATACAAAGTACTGCTGATGCATTAATTAAAATTTGCGGAGATACAGGACTTTTAATTAATCAAATGACGCAAAGAAACTTTGTGCAATTTTGGGACATGTTAACTCCTCTAAAGAAACAACAATTTAAAAATGATGAAAACGAAGAAACAAAAAAAATAAGAGAACAATTATTTCAACTAGTAGTAACGAAAGAAAACATAGGTGAAGCAATGTGGTATGTGTATACAGGATCATTAGTAGCATCCGTTGTACAACTAAATGTTGCTTCTAAAGGTTGTGCTAATAATTTAAACAGAATGGAAAAAAATTATAAAAATTTTATAGATAAAAAGGAAGCTGCAGCAAAAAAAAGTGCAGAAGAAAAAAAAATAGCACAAAAAGCTGCAGAAGAAAAAAAAAAGTTAGAAATGGATGAGTATTCAAATATGCCTACTTTTAATGGTAGCGCATATTAAATAAATACTAATACATATTTCCAATGTATCTAGAATAATTTGTATAATAAATAACTGCTAAATAACATAAAATTCCTAAAACAATTGATAACAACCAAATTGGTAAGATCGTTTTGTTTTTATATCCTATACCAAATTCACGAATACTTCCATCTTTGTTGTAAAAACAAGATGGTTTCATCAATTGGATTCCTCCAAAAATAATAATAAATATAATAACTGCTACAAGTGTAGGATTTTCTCTAATGTAATTTTTATTCATTTTATACTATATATAATAATAGAATAAACAATTTTTTATAATTATAAACAATTGTTTTACACTTTTTCTAAATGAAACATAATTACAATAGTGTTATTAAATTGTCTCATTTTTCTTTTATAAATTATTTGAAATTACATTACAACTCCGATATGTTCCAAAAATTATATCAAAAATTGGAAATAATATACAATAATTATAATTCAAAAGTTTATGATGGATACTATGGTGCGACCAATATAATTCTGAATGTGATAAGTAAGACGATGTGATATATAAATAAAGAATTATTATTTGTTCATAAACAGATATATTTATAAAAACAATCGGCATACCAATTGAAATAATTGATGCTAGGTCATCCAATTCTGTTAAAAAAAAAGTATCAATTGGATAAACAATAATATTTGTATGATGTTTTTTATGAACGTTCGTATAATAATATTTATGAATACTTCGATGATATATATAATAGATTGCCTCAATAAGCAAACAATATAAACATATTGAATATAATGATTCAAACCAATTATGTTTTCCGTATGGAATTATGTTATCAGAAACCATATACATAAGACTAGTGGACTGAAATATTAATAAAGGAACATTCCTTAAGTATTCATTGATTCTAGTTATTCTTTGTTCATTAGTAAAAGTAGGATTTATGAATGGGTAATTATTTACATAACAAATAATAAAAGAAGTTATTGTGGAAATTGAAAATGTAGTAACGATGACGCCAAATGAAATGAATATATTCATTTATATTATAATATATGTAATACTTGAATTATTATTTAACTTTTTATTATAATAAATATAAGTAGTGTTTACCTTATTTTTATTTTTATTTTTATTTTTATTTTTGGTCGCTCTAATATTCGTCTTCATAGTCGTTATATTCTTCTTCAGGAGCACCAACACCATCTGTATTTCCATCATAATAGGTCTCTCCCATGTAACTCATATCAAAAGCATCATCATCTATTGCTTGGTCTACATTTTGCTGTTCCATGTAATCTTCTAATAAAATATCCATATTTTCATCATTTGCATCAACGTTTTTCCTTCTAATATTTCTCTCTGCCTTTGTCATTTCATCTCTAAATTCACGCTCATCATCATAAAAATCTTTGTCCAACGTAGTGAGACCTTTTTGCATACCGATGCTATACATACCTAGTTTATTTATCTTTAAAATCGTATCAGCATTTCGTTCTTCATCTGTCATTCTTTTAAGTCTATCTGTTACTAAATCTTTCTCTCTTTCTCGTAATTTAAATACTCGATCTTGTATTTGTTCATAAGAAGTATCAATAGTTTCCTTTTCATTATTCATAATATTTACAAAACAAATAAGAAGTTCTGCTACACGTTGACGTAACTCTTTTTTATTGCCACTTACTAAAGATGTTGTAAAGTTTTGTTGTCTAGTTAAATCAATACGAGTTTCCATTTCTTCAAAGTGCTCTACAGAGAAAACATCAACAACTTCTTCTTCTCTTCTTACTTCCGTTACAACCATATCATCTTCATCAGAAAGTTCAATGTAATTAATAAAGACGCGAAGCAAATAGTATTCAAATAAGAATCTACTTGTTCTCTCATCAAACACTGGTTTTATAGAAGTTTCGCCATTATGAATACTGGAAAAAGAAGGTGTAGCATTGGCAATTAACACAATGTTTCTAGATGTTTTTTGTATATTAGACAAAATTGAATACAACGTAGAATTGCCATAAAAAGATTTGAGTTTTTCATAATATTCACTAATGTTTTTTTTTAGTTTA